TGGCGAGATGATGTCGTCGGTCACCCGCACCTACACGGAAGAACATCCCCGAGCGATCATGATGTTCGCATGGCAGGAACGTCTGGAACTGCACGACCTCGTGAAAAAGGTCGCGGACACCATGCGGAAGTTCCGCGTGGACAAGCTGCTTATCGAGAACAAGGCAGCAGGCCACAGCGTCGCGCAGGAGATCCGCAGGCTGTTCGGGCATGAGACATTTGCCGTCCAGCTTGTCGATCCCAAGGGGCAGGACAAGTTGGCAAGGCTATACAGCGTTCAACATCTGTTCGCGGAGGGTCTGGTCTACGCTCCCGAGCGGTCATGGGCTGACATGGTGATCACGCAATGCTCGACGTTCCCCAAGGCGAAGCACGACGACCTCGTGGATACGGTCAGCATGGCCCTGAAGCATCTGCGCGAGACTGGATTGATCATCCGGGGGCCCGAGTGGACGGCTGATCTGGACGACAAGATAAGGCATATTGGCTCGCCGCCGCCGCCGCTCTACGCGGTTTGAGCTTGACCCGGCCAGAGATTTGTGGAAGAGGTTGGGGGCCGGAGAGGTTAGCCCCTCCCCGGCTCCCTGATCGCACGAGGTTAGCGCCTCTGAGATCACGGACCCACGCTGTGTGCCGCAGCAGGGTCATGTGCCTAATCGCACATTTCCCCGTTGCAGGCAAGGCACCTGATTGACAAACCTGAACGGCCTTGATGCCGGATGCAGGAGAAGGTCAGGGGGATACATCAACGCCGTCCACTCTCCCGATACGGGGCCTTTTTGCCTGCAAAGGACTTTTCGACCAAGCTACAACCCACCCCTATGAACCGTGTGCCTCTGGGTTACACCCCGGACCTACCAGACAGGGATTGTCTGGCACGGGCGGCTGGCCCCCGATATCGGGCAGGTGGGCTATAGATGTCGAGAGAGTGAAGAACACCTAAACGTCAGTCCCGGCGCCGGGGGGTGAACCAGACCCCGACCAAGGTGCCACACGGGGATTGAGCGAAAAGCGACCTATTGCCAAACGGAAACCTGCGTTAGTGTGAAGCGCCGCCGGATTAGCTCAGTCGGCAGAGCAGCGGTTTTGTAAACCGTTTGTCGCGGGTTCGATTCCTGCATCCGGCACCAGATGGAGGCAAAGATGGTTCTTGCTAGCGCGACCGTTGACATTGTGAGGCCGAGTACGCCGCAGAAGCTTGGATTGTTTGCCGTGCATGTATGGGGACAGCCTCCCCATGCAGAAAAGCGTGACTATGAAGTCCTTGCTCGCAATGATACTATGGCTGCTCAGGAAGGAATCCGCCGCTTTGTAGTGGAGATGGAACGGGTTTCTGTTGAAGGAGGCTAACCATGCCGATGACTCCGGGCCTCGTCCCTAACCTGCGTCAGGTGTTTCCCTCGCCAGAAGCGGAGGAAGCAGGACCGGGAGTCGTTATCGAGATCGATGAGGGCCAGCCCAAGGCTGAGACGAACGACCGTGGCGAGATCCTCCGCATCGAGCATGAGGACGGATCGGTCACGGTTTCCTTGGATGGGAAGGGGATCGGTGACGAGGGCCAGTCCGAGGCCGAGTACGCCAAGGAATGGTTCCGCAACCTTGTCGATGACATTGATGAGGGTGAACTGAGCCGCATCAGCGAGGAACTGATGCGAGGTATCGGGGACGATCTACAGAGCCGCAAGGACTGGATCGAGGACCGCGCGCAGGGCATCAAGCTTCTGGGGCTGAAGATCGAGATCCCCGGCCTACAGGGTGCGTCTGACGGTGCGCCTGTCGAGGGCATGAGCAAGGTTCGCCATCCCCTGCTGCTGGAAGCGGTCCTGCGCTTTCAGGCGAACGCTCGCAGCGAGCTTCTGCCGACCGATGGGCCGGTGAAGATCAGGAACGATGCCACGACGAGTACGCCCCAGCAGGATCGCCTTGGCGAGGCTCTGGAGAAGGATCTGAACCACTACCTGACCAGCGTGGCGTCCGAGTACTACCCGGACACGGATCGAATGCTGCTGATGCTTGGCTTTGGCGGTAGCTCGTTCAAGAAGGTCTACTACTGCCCGCTCAGGAACAGGCCGGTGAGCGAGAGCGTCGATGCGGACGACCTGATCGTCAACAACATGGCGACGGATCTACAGAACGCGAAGCGCATCACGCACCGAGTGTTCATGCGTCCTTCGACCGTGAAGCGTTTGCAGATCCTTGGCGCGTACAAGGATGTGGATCTCTCCACGCCGCTTGAGCCGCAGCTTGATAGCGTCCAGCGAGAGAAGAACGCACAGCAGGGCATCTCCGAAGGGACGATGAACCCTGATGATCGTGATCGCGAGATCTACGAGTGCTATTGCGAACTGGACATTCAGGGCTTTGAGCATAAGCACAAGGGCAAGGAATCCGGCCTTGAGATCCCGTATCGCGTGACGATTGATGTCTCGACAAAGAAGATCCTGTCAGTCGTGCGTAACTACGACGAGGAGGATGGCGAGCTTCCGACTGCGCGCAAGGTGTTCGTGAAGTACACGTTCGTTCCCGGCATGGGCTTCTACGATATCGGGCTGCTGCACATCCTTGGGAACACGACCAATGCGATGACGGCTGCTTGGCGCGAACTTCTGGACGCTGGGATGTACGCGAACTTCCCCGGCTTCCTCATGGCGGATACGGGTGCGCGCCAGAACACGAACATCTTCCGTGTGCCGCCCGGTGGTGGTGCGCTGGTGAAGACCGGCGGGATGCCGATCAGTCAGGCTGTGATGCCGCTGCCGTACAAGGAGCCGTCCGGTGCGCTGATGAACCTCGTCGCGAACATGGGCGAGACCGGCGCTAGGGTCGGTGGAACGTCCGAGCTTGCCGTTGGCGAGGGCAAGGCTGATGCGCCCGTGGGGACGACGCTGGCCCTGATCGATCAGGCCACGAAGGTCATGAACGCAGTCCACAAGCGGATGCATTGCTCGCAGGCGGAGGAGTTCCAGCTTCTGGTCCGTTGCTTCCGCGAGCATCCCGACAGCTTCTGGCAGCGTTGCAAGAAGCCCAGCATCGAGTGGAACGAGCAGATCTTCCTTCAGGCCCTGAACGATTGCGAGCTTGTCCCGCAGGCCGATCCCAATACGGCCAGTCACACGCAGCGGGTGATGAAGGTCATGGCGCTGAAGCAGCTTCAGGCCGCGAACCCCAACATGTACGACCCGGTCGCGATTGATACGGAAGCCCTGAAGACGATTGGCTGGAGCAACCCCGAGCAGTTCCTGATCCCGATGGAAGCTCAAGGCAGGCCGCATCCTGAACTGATCGAGAAGATGGAGCGCCTGAAGATCGACAAGCAGAAGGCCGACGCGGACATGATGCGCGCGCAGGCCGACGTTCAGGCGCAGCAGGAGAAGCTCCAGCTTGAGAATGCCAAGACGCAGATCGACGCGCACAGCAAGGTCACCAAGACGAACCTCGATGTCGAGAAGGCCAAGGCAGAGATGGCGTATTCGGGTTCGGACCTTGAGAGCAAGCGACAGGATCGCCTGTCCAAGGAGCGCGTCCAGCTTATAGATCTGGCGCAGAACCTCGCCGTCCATCCCGAGAGTGCTGGACTGGTCGCGCCGCTGATCCGACCGGCCTTGAATGAGCTTGCGCGTGACGAGATCGGTGGAGGCATCTGATGGCTGACGATAACGATGACATCAGGAATGCCATAAGACTTACCAAGGGGTTGTCTTCAAATGTTGACGCTCCTTCTGCAAAATTCATGAACGAGTACAAGGAAGATACTTGGGATCATCCGCTTGATAGCAGGACTAGGTTCCTGAACACGGATACTGGCCTTGATCCCGGAAAGGACTTTGCAACTCTTGAACTTTCAAAGAATGGAGATAACGGAATTCACGTTCATTCGATCATGGCTTTGGAGAAGGGTCGTGGTCAGGGTAGGCAGGCTCTTCAGTATCTGACCAGACTTGCTGACAAGCATGGTGTTGACTTGCATGGCAGCGCAAAGGCTTTCGGTCGATCTGGAGGCTTGAATACGACCAAGCTCAAGTCTTGGTACAAGCGCAATGGATTTCAGATCAATAATTATGGAGATATGATCAGGAAACCGGCCAAGGGAGACGTTTGATGAGCTACGACCGGATCATCCGCGACGCTCTCAGGCTGGCTCGTGCGCCTCGCAGGTTTGCTTCTGGCGGGGATGCAGACCCCAAGGATATCTCTCCGTCCATCTCCAATCCTGTTTCTGTATTCCCCAAGCCTCAGAGGATGTTTCCTGCCGATGCTCCTGTCCCCGGAGGTCAGTATCTTGGGATGCCCGACAAGGAGGACATGACAGGTCATAAGTCTGCTGTTGCTTCAATCGGTGTGCATCCGGGCGGGAAACCTTATTTCAATGCGTCGCAAGATGCCGTTGACCAGACTGGAACTGCTGGCAAGGCAAGGATCAAGACGAACCTTTTCAAGCAGAAGGCTGGATGGTCTTGGCAGATCGCGCCAGAAGGGCATGAAGACACAAACACGATTGTGTCCGTCGAGCATCGCGGCAAGCATTACTACACCCTGAACGCACACTTCCCCAAGGGAGTGGATTTTGCACGATATGCCGAGTCCAAGAGCGAGCCGAGGCTGCGCCC